CAAAATTATCTAAAGGGTGTCCATAAGCCTTCTGACGCTCTCCTGAGACGAGTTCAGCCGCATGGAGGGCAATGTCCCTAGGGTCGTTCATTTGAGCAACTGGAGGTCGCTGATGCCCTCCTGTGACACAACAAAGGTCAGCACCCCCACATCTGCAATCTCCCCCGTTGATTGTCTCCACCACACGCTCCCGCCGTCCAATGCTGGTGCTTGAATCCATTTAACTCCGCCCCAATCTGCTAATTTGAATGAGTGATAATGACCTGATACCAAGATGTCGCAATCTCCAATTGCTTGACGCCCTAAAGTCTGGTCAGCAATCCAACGGCGCAACTTAGCCTCTGCTCCTAGCCCCGCGCGGGCAAGATGACCGTGGGTTATTCCAATAATTTTTCCTTTGACTTCAAGCGTAAGGCTCAACTCATCGGTTGGGATAGCAAACTTAATGTGACCGTAAACTTCAGGGTTAGCCCCAAAGATTTCAGCAACGGACTCAACGAGAGCAACATCATCGTTGTCGCCAAGGGTCGTGAAGGCTTTACCGTTCTTTCTGTTTTCTCCGTGGTTTCCACCAATTGCGGCTACTGTAATTTCTGGAACTATCTTTGACCATCGAATCAAAGCATCCCGCAGTAATCGTCTAGCAATTTTTACTTGGTCGCGTCTATCTACTTCAACTGTAAAAGTTTGAATATCGTAATGCCCATCGCATCCTTCAACTAAATCACCAAGGCAAAGAACTGTTATCGAATCAATTGTGCGACCCATTTTGCGTAATTCTTTTAATCTGAACTCGACATCATCAATGCCTTGAAGCCAGCGCCCTATTAAACCTTTTAGCCCATCGCCGTCTCTTTTACCTACCTGCCAATCAGAAACACAAACTACTAAACTTGCATCTCCAACTACGGCTTTTCGCTCGCGTGGTTTGTGTTTTTTTATCTCTTCAATTAAGGCTTCAATATCGGCGTTTTCTTTTGTCCCTTTTCGGACAACTCTTCCCTTCCATTGCCGATTAAGTATGCCTAGGGTGTCGCCCCAAACATTGAAAAGAACGGGTTCAACAACAGCAAAGTTCTCAGGGTCAAGCCCCCACATTCGCAAAACACCTGACCAATCTGGGTGGGAATCGCCTTCAATCGGAGCAGTTGTAATAGAGCCTTCATCACCATTCCAAGTGACCCCAGGTTGCCATTCGGCTTGTCTTTGCCGTGGTTCACTCTTTTGAACTGAAGCAATCTCTGTTGTTTTAAGGAGATTATCTAGGGCATCATCAATGTTCACGGGGACACTTACACCCGTCTTTACCAAGTAGCCTTCTACGATGTCTACGCATAACATCAGAGCCTACCGTAATGTCAAAAGTGGCAAGTAACTCAACCAATCGCGCTGATGAAACTTTTTCGTTTATCAAGGCTTCTTTGAATTTACTTTGTGCTGGTTCTGGCAATTCTCTTGTTATTCTTCCTACCGAACACCCAGTATAAATTTTCCAAACATTTTCTAATTTTCCCAACCCTAAAATGAACTCATCCTGATTTATTTTTGGATTTACAACGGGGACATCTGACACTCCATGGGCGCGTCGCGCTTTCGAAGAGGAGCCTGTCGCATTTCCAACATCGTTGGAACTCATCGGTTGTTGCGTTTCTGCCATAAGCATCAGCCACTCTCTCTTGGGGAGCCGACGGCTCCGTAACTATGTTCTCACTAGACATCGGAAATTTACCGATACTAATGGGCGATATTTACCATCAACTCCAAGAGGGTTCACAGAACCCATTGGTTCGATACGCATAATTTTGACAGAAGAAATTGTAGTGTCAAGCACCGACGCCAATAAAACACGGATTGATTCTGCCTTATCTCTAGCCGTTGGATAGTCCTCACGACCTGCCCTAGCAATAATCTGAATCATGGGATAGTCAATGACTATGCCACCAGTTCCCATGGTAAAGGCTGAGGGAGAACCCGCATTTTCATAGACAGCCACACACTCATCTGGAGTTTCTGGCAAAGTACCCAAAAACAAAGTTGTGCCTAAAGTGCCAAGGCTGTTGGTTACTAGATAGTCCCCAATGGACTCAAGGATTGTTGCCATTATTGACCCGCCTTTTGTTGGATGAGGCTGATAATTCTACTTGCCATATTTTTCTGGATATTTGGCAAAGCCTCCATGAATGGTTGTTCCAGATATTTAGCCTGTGTTGGTGGATTGTGATAATACTGCGTGATTTCGTGAACCAAAAGGGCATAGGACGCGGCGGGTCCACCATAAAAGACATCAACTGCCACACCGCCACCTGAATAGATAGGGGCTGAAACTCCACCAGAACCCCGAAGTGCGCCCGTATCAACTGGAACTAAAATTTGAGATTTATTAAAAATATTTGTTGCTTCTTCAAGAATTGCTTGTCCAACAACTTGCGCCGCTTCGGGCGGAACGGTTTTGAGCATATTGAGCAACTCATCGCCACCCTCTAGGGTAAAAGTATAATCACCCATGGCTAATGCCCAAAACGAATGACTGTGTGATGCGCTCCGTTTTCGTCTGAAATGTTATCAACGCCATTGATTGTAAATGTTTTTGCACCAAAAACCATCTTATGACCAGCGGTTAGTGTTATTTGAGGACCATAGGTAATAAAATACCCAATATCGGTCACTTCAATTCCTTGGACATCATAAGTTTTTGATGCGCCATAAACAAGACGACCAACGGCAGAAGTTACGGTTCCAGCAAAAGTTGGTTTGTTATATTTATCAACTGAACTCTTACCCGTAAATGTGACCGTATCGGTCATAAATTCTAAGACTTTTGAGTAGATAGCGTCTGCCATGACTACCTACCTAACTATTAACTGGTTTATCTAAATAATTGCTATTGGGATTATCGTGAATTCCAGCAAAGAAGTCTGTGTTGTAATCATCAACCATTCTGTCATTAGTTGATAGCAAAGAATCACCGTTAGCCCAGATGGTAGGAGGTGTTTTACGCATACGGCGTTGAAGGAAGTTATTGGCAAGGTCTTGGTATTGCTTTGATTTAGCAGTATAGGACTCAGATACCGAAATATCTCCCACGCTCTTTGAGGTTGAATCTGCTAAACGGCTAAAACGAGCAACAAGGGTTTCACACGCCGCACGACAAGTTTCATATACATCTACCCACTCGGAAATCAAATAATCCAACTCAGCGTCATTAAAAAGGGCATCGGTGGAATCAACATCGTTGATAAGAAACCGAACCTTGTTACGGGTTGAAGTAGACGGGTCGTTTGAGTAGGTAAAAGTCATTACATACCGCCCAACAAAAGTCCAACTGTCCGAGCATTATTTTGAGAAGAAAGTTGATTGACTGCATCTGTATCTGTGGCTTGGCTTGCATTAGCCAGCCCAGTAATTTTGTATCCACCCGCCGCTAGAGCGTTTCCTAGAGTGCCTGAAGTAATTATGGCACTTGTAAGCGTTCCTCCGCTAATTGTTCCTGTGAGAGTTGCGGCATTGATGGTTGGGGAAGTCAGAGTTTTATTAGTTAAAGTATCGGTTGTATCTTTTCCGACTAAAGTTGTAGTTGCATTGGGCAAAGAAATAATTCTATCAGCCGTTGGGTCTACAACTGTTAAAGTTGTTTCAAAATTATCATTGGTAGAACCCTCAAAAATAATGTTCGCGCTGGTGCCAAGTTCTACTGACGCCGTAAATACAGGAGTAGTTTTTAGAACATAATCATCTAACTCTGTGTCTACATCGGTAGCAAGGTTAAGAAAGTCAGTATGAACGGCAGGGTTATCACCCGCAGTTGGGTATCTTAAACCCTTAGTTGTTGTACCTGCCATGACTTACTCCTTAATTATTCGACTTCTACCCAAGCAAGAGTTTCTTCGTTCCAAGTGTAACGCTTGTTATCTGTTGGCATAGGAGTAGGTGCTTCCCACAAATAAGTTTCTGCGTCTTTTGTCCAAGACGGATATGGCTGAGGAGCAAAGAAACCTGTTCCATCCCACTCATAACCAATACCCGCATAATTCTTGTGTAGCGCGGTTCCACCCTCGCGGCTATTAACTCCACCAAATGTGTTGTATGAAGTTTGAATCCATTCTCCACCAAGATTTGCTTGACACCATTCTTTAGAGTCGGCAACAATAACTTGTGTCACGACCCCATCTTCTACTTTCGCATAATGAGCCATTATTATTCCTTTTCTTCTCCGTAAAGAGTTGATGTGTTTACTAATTTTACATCACGCTTTGTGACGATTCCACCTTTGTCATCAAGTTGAGTTGTAGCAGTCGCTTCATTATCTGCGATTACATGAACCAACATTGTTACTTCAAAACTGAAACATTGAGTTTTCTTTGTTTCTTTAATCTTAGTTACTGTCATTTTTTCTCCTCGTTAGATGGCGTAGCGAACTATAACAATTCCCGAACCACCATTACCACCAGCAACATGACCACCGCCACCACCACCGCCAAGATTCGCTGTGCCATTATTAGAAGCACCTCCAGGAGTACATCCATTACCGCCACCTCCTGCGCCACCTGCGCCAAATGCGACTCCAGGTGTACTGGCGTTTAGACCACCACCACCACCGCCAGCATAAGTTACTGCTGAACCAGTTATTGAATTAGATGTTCCCGCACCACCAGTACCACCATTATAATAACTTGATACACCTCCCGCTACGGAAGCACCGCCTCCGCCACCGCCATTTCGTCCATCTTGACCTCCAGGCTGTGAATATCCAGCACCGCCAGCAGTTCCTTGACTTGGTGAAGTCGAAGGTGTATTTCCTGTACCACCAGCATAACCTGTGCTACCCGCACCGCCACCGCCACCTGAACCACCATTACCACCTGTCGAAACATTGGTAGTGCCACCCTTACCACCACCTGTTGAAGTCGAACTGTTAAAAGAACTATCTGAACCAACGACTGCTTCACCCGCACCGCCACCGCCAGCACCGCCAGCACCGACTGTAACTGTGTAAGCCTGAGCAGTTAATGATTGCGATGTAAAGTTTCTGTATCCACCAGCGCCACCGCCGCCACCACCACTACCGCCACCACCACCAGCACCGCCAACAATTAAATAATCAGCAGTTAAAGATTGGTTGGGAGTAAATGTTCCTGAAGATGTAAATGTGTGAATAAAATATCCGCCACTAGTTGTTATTGTTCCACCACTTGCTTTAGGTTCCGTAATCTTATATGTGCCTGATGAAGTAAATGTGTTAATTGTATTAGCGCCTGATGTAGTTTGAGTTCCACCTGTAACATAAAATCCTGACGGAATCTCAGAAGTTGCAGAACTTGCTATAACAATGCCTGAACCACCTGCGCCACCAAGATAACCACCTGCGACTGATGACGCGGCTCCACCGCCTCCACCTGTGTTTGCTGTTCCAGCACTTGCGGAAGCGGCACTCGCGATTGCGCCATAACCACCACCACCTGAACCACCTGCGCCTCTTGTTCCCGATACCCAAGCAGCACCACCGCCACCGCCAGCATAAGTAACAGAGGAACCTGAAATGCTAACTGCGACACCAGCGCCACCTGCGCCACCATTGTTGGTAACATTACCTGCCCCAACTGCCCCTGCGCCACCGCCGCCAGCAGAACCAAGACTTGACCCACTTCTTGTTGTTGCCCCACCCGCATAACCTTGATTAGCAGTTCCAGCGCCGCCAGCAATTGTATTTGGTACATCTGGCATACCGCCCGAACCGCCCGAACCGCCACTATTTCCAACTATTCCGCTAGGTGCGCCACCTAAACCACCGCGAGTTGAGGTAATCGTACTGAAAACTGAATCGTTTCCAACACCGCCAACTGCGCCACCTGCTCCAACTGTTACTGTGTATGAAGTATTTAACGCCATAGTCAATGGGGTTTCTAAAGAACCACCGCCACCTGTCGCAGTTACGGTAGAACGAAGTCCACCTGCGCCACCTGCGCCTGGGTACTCACCACTATTACTTGCACCGCCACCAGCAACTACAAGGTAATTAACAGTTAAAAGTCTTGCGGAAGCGCCACCAATTCCACCAAAACCACCAACAGAGCCACCTGCGCGAGAAGCAATTAACGGCATAATTAAATCTCCTTTAAGCGAACTTAGTTTGTGTTTCTAATACAGTAAAGGTTGCCGAAGCGGTCTTGATGATTGTGAATGAATACGCATCAATAGATGAAGCATTTCCAGCAGTAATAGCGGCAGGAACTTTTGGAGTTACTGATGAACCGTCAATTTGAAATGCGCTTGGATAGTAAGCAGTTGCACCATTTGTATTGAGCCAAACAACAGTAAGTGAGTCACCTACCGCCATAAAAGTATTGAGTGAAACGGTACTTGAGTACCTAAAGTTGAGAGTGTGGTTGGCTGTTGCGTTAGTGGTGTAGTACCAAATTGACGCAGTTCCAACTTCAAAGTTAATCGTTCCAGTTGCCGCAGAAGCCACAACATTGACATCTTCGTTCAAACCTTTAACTATGGCATCAGATAAACTTCCACCAGTATAAGTTGCGGTATTGATTACTGGGCTTGTAAGAGTCTTGTTGGTAAGGGTATCTGTTGTTGCTTTTCCAACTAGGGTATCGGTAGAAGTTGGGAGAGTTAATGTTCCTGTGTTGCTAATAGTCGAGATGATTGGAGCGGTGAGAGTTTTATTTGTTAAAGTATCTGTGGTTGCTTTACCGACTAAAGTATCTGTTGCATCGGGCAGGGTAAGAGTTTTAGCAGTAGTAAAGGCAGTTGCAATAGTACCCGTAATTGCCGTAGTTCCACCTACATCAAACTTAATTGCTTTCGTTGCATCAGAAACATCAACAATTGAGGTAGTTGAATCAGATAATTTTTTATTTGTAAGAGTGTTTGTTGCTGAAACAGTATCTATGGTGACACCTTCAATAGACACAACGCCAGCAGAAACTCTTGCAAGGGTAGTGTCAGTTGCGTGACCTAACTCAAGACTACCAACACCTAAAGCAGTAGATGTTGAGGCAGTAATTCCGCTAACTGGTAAACCAGTTGCACTTGTAAGAGTAAGAGCGCTTGGAGTTCCAAGATTGGGTGTTGTAAGGGTTGGGCTGTTATTAAATACAACTACGCCAGTTCCCGACTCATCGGAAATTGCGGCGGCTAAATCTGCCGATACTGATAATACTTGTCCTGCCGAACCATTGGTTGTTATTGCCATTATGCAATCTCACTTC